AAATAACAGGAAAGATTAATTCTGATAGTTTATGTAGTAGTCGGCCTCTACTTCTATTTTTAGCTATAATATTTTCATCGTTTTTAGATACACTTAAAGGATATTCTTCAAACTCTTCGCCGATACGTCTACTATCAACTTGAGAGCCAACAAACTTCTTATAGATTACAATACCATTTTTAAAATATTCTTCTTGTACTTCTGACCTGAATGGCCAGTCAGGATGGACACTCAATCGTTGAAAATGTTTAATTTCTGCTTGCAGTTTACGATATAAGTGAAGCCCCTTCTTTGCTTTAGTAACATCATTTAAAGGATCTCTATCTAAATTTTTATAAGAACTTTTATAGATCTTGTCCGTCGGATTCATTCCACTTCTCCACCCTCGATTTAAAATACTTACCATTTATATTATCATTTATATAATCAGAAGACTCTAAAACATTTCTTTGGAATTGTATTTTAACTTCAGTATAATTCATCTCACCTTTAGTCTTATGTAAAGATAATATTTCTCTTCTGAAATACCCTTCGCCCAACTCTTTAACTAATGCTTTCAAGACTTCACTTGATCCATAATACTTTCGCCAATCACTCTCTATTTTAGATCGCCGTTTAGCGCCAGATTTCTTTCTCATGAACCAAAATGTTTTACGACCTATATATTTTCTACCACTACCATCAAGACAAGTTATACAATACACCATTCCATGGTGTTTGTCAACCAAATTCTCATTAAATATTTCACCTTGATATATCCAAGGGTTAGTATACATTTATTCCCACTCAACATCTTCGTCTTCTGGCCATTCTTCAATTTCTTTAATATTAGTCACATCTTCTCCACAGAAGGGACAAAATTCTATTATAGCTTCTTCAGTATGCATAATATCAAATTCTACATCACACAATTTACATTCAATAGTTTCAACGGTCATATAACTTACTCCTCCTTATAGAATCTCGCATCCACCAGCCGTGCAATTCAATTCTTGGCTTGCCGTTGTAGTATCAGAAAATTCATAGTTTTTAAGCAAATCCCACGAAACTTCTGTAGGCATCTGATCTAACATGATTTCATATTCTTCTTTACTACAATCTTGATAAGGTGCTTGTCTATATATATGATCGCTGAAAGGTAAGAAAGAGACCCCCGACATATAATCGAAATTATCATAACACCAAGAACCTACACGTAACCATTCTTCTTCCCTTACAGAAATTGTAACAGAAGGTTTATGTTCACACCAATGATCTTGATAAACTTTCCACAATTCTAATTGTTCAATAGCTGTCATATCACTACGAAAAATAGCATTCTTTGGTGACTTCATAGGGAAAGAAAAGATGGAGGTGTGATCTGGTTTCGTTACATCATCTTCACAAGGGAACCCTATATCACGCATCATCATCGTAAGAGGGTCTTTTTTATCTCCACGAACCGTGCGTATATAGTAAGGATTGTGGCGAGCATGTATGCCACTGGCAGCATCAACAAGTTGACTAACAGTGCCAGAAGGCTTGACACAAGTAACTGAAACCGACTGAGGGATCCCAATCTTTTCAGCCCACTCTTTATTTGTTTCAATTGCAACATTTTTCAGTATCTCCAAAACCTCTCTAGTCTTGACATATCCCCCTAAACTATCGCTCTGGCTAGAATGGCCTTTCCAGCCGGTGATGCTGCCGCCATTTTTACCATTCGTTAATACATTATCCATGATGCCAGTTAATGATACACCAAGCAAACGTTCTTCAGAACAATTCTCTCTCCACTTCTTTGATAGATAACGAAAATTAGTAAGGGTAGATTGATATGTACCTAGAATAGTAGCAAGTCGCACCTTTCGCTTTAATGCTTCTAGATTATCATTATCACGAATAACAACTTCGCTTAGATTACAAAATTCGCGATCACGTAGGATAATCTCAGAACAAGGATTAGTTCCAAACTCATGATCTACATCCCGGCGACCTGTTTTTTCTACTTGTTTCTTAGCAGAAAAACGATTGAATAAACCGCGCTCTCCAGACTTCGAATCATATAGAGCCTTCCATTCATCCATAAAGATGCCGATATCTGGACGTTCTGTATAACAAGCTGAATTGTTTGATAGGGCTCTTTGTGGATTGTGTTCCCACCATTGACCCGCCTTAGCATCTCTCATACGGTCATCATTTAAATTTGATAATGAAATAAGTGCTGATCTACGGACACCACCAACTACTACAATTTCTGCAATTTTACATACAATATCATGGCATTCTAATGAAGTCAATCTACGACCATGTGCATTCTTAAAAATGTTTACTACAAAATGAAATAGGTCTTCTAAGGGGTCTGGACCAGAGGCTCTACCACCAAAGGTCTTCAATACTGAACCAGCAGGTCGAACTTTAGATACATCCCAACTTGGGACTTGACCTTGATACAATAGAGCCATAAGTTCTTTTAATGATTTTGCCCAACCAATTTTTGAATCTGATACATTAATTACAATATCTGTATCATAGAAATCTTCTGCAATAATAGGCAACTTAGAAACATGTTGTCTTTCTACTGAGAACCCTACACCAGTACCATTCATAAGAATGTATAGAAGTTCATCGAATGCTTGTACTCGATCAATTGCTAGATACGAACAATTGTATCCAGCAACATTTTCTTTCTTTAGTGCTGGCCCAGCAGACATTAAACACCTCATGGAAGGCATTATTTCTTGATTTAGAACAGCATTTTCTAGTTCTTCTCGTTCTTCTATAGTAATTGTGTAATCATGTTTTTCTTTGAGATCTTCTACAAAAAAATCAAAGTAACGAGCAACGGTTTCAGGATAAGTTTCTCTTCGATTTTCATCCCAGATATAACGGGAATATCTACTTAAATGTATAAACTGTTGATACTCTGTTGGAAGATGATTACTATTACTCATTTATTTTGTTCCTGACCCTCTACAACTGAAAATACCGAAGGAAACTCTTTACTTAAAATTTCCCAACAACTATCTGCGATTACTCGATGTTCTTTTTGTGTGCCATTACCTCGTCTTAAACTACAATAATGTATCCAAGACCTCAACGATCCTTTCATATACATACAAGATTTAGTAAGACCTTCTGGTAGAATCTTTCTAGCTACTTCTTTAGCAATACCCATATTAAGAGCATGTTTGTAATGCTTCTTAGCTAGGATCAATACGTCTGTCTGCATATCTTCCCAAACATCTCTTGTTTCTTTGTCTACTGTCTCAATACTATTCTGTCTGTTTTTAGTATCTTGTAATCTAGCTTCTCCCCTAGTAAAATCGATTGCTTCTGCATAACGTTGGCTAAACTCTTGAAAACTAAATGATCGATGTCTCAGAATTTGACGACCAATATCTCTAGTACATACAATTTCAATAGTAGCATCTACCATTTCAAAGATAGACCAATGCGAATTACGAATACAATATTTTAATAGTTTAGCGCCTGTCTCCCTGTTGTTTTGATTAACTGGATTAGATACCCTAGCACAATAAGCAATAAGATCTTCCGGTGTTTCTAAAGTGACTCCATATCCCGCATTGTCTTCATAGGGTTTTGTAATAGATTTTAATTTAGTACTAAATTCATTTGACGCATTCATATTATATTTCACCTTTTGTTATTATTTTTCCTTCGATTTTTTCTTTTATTGGATCCTATCTTACGTCTACCCTTTCTGGGTCTATTCTTTGCTGGCCATGCCATCAACATTTCCTCCATTCGCTAAATGCATTATGTGCTTTTAATCCTGAGTATGAGTTACTATATATAATCTTCTCAACATCGTATCCTATCTTAATCATATCATTTACATCTTTACCGTATATACTGCTTTTCCAGATACATATAGTTCTACCATTATTAATCATACGCTCCATCAATTTACATAGTTGTTTATTTCTCGGTTGATTATCAAAGACATATATGGTATTATCAGGTAGAATTTTAGTAGCTTTCTTCATATCACTACCACTAACGGCTACACAATTAGGCAAGAATAAACTATCAATAGGACCTTCTACACATATAATTTGTTTTTTAAAATTTACACGTTCATGACCAAATAACATAGGCTCATCTTCATCTAAACGAATAGTCATATAACGTAATTTATTATTGTCCATTGCTCTCATAGTAAAACCAATAGATTTGCCCTCTCTATTGAAAAACGGTAATACTATTCTTTGTTCATTCGTTTTAATTCTACCTTCATACTGTTCTAATACTTCTGTTATACGAGAAATGTCTTCGATATAATATACATACTTCAACATATCTTTTGGTATCTTACGACCTATACAGTATATCACGCCGGGATGTGTTATATCTAGATCAGCAACACATTTAATAAAATCTGGTAATTCTATAATAGATCTGGATTCGAATTTGGGAACAAAGTCAAAATTATTCTTCAACTTCTTTTCTATATTTTTATTGCCAAACTTTTCTAGTGAATATTGCCGATATAACGTAGTATCAAGTTTTTCTATTAGTCTACCAAATCCAATGGTCACACTACAGTTATGACATTTCATAACTAGACCGGCTTTAGATGTATAGAAATACCCTCTTGCTTTGTTTTTGTTTTTAGAACTATCACCACACATAGGACAACGGAAGTTGGCCAAGAATGGATTATGACTCTTGACCTTGTACCGTTCAAGTTTTGATGAAAGCAAATTAGCGTATTTCGTATCAACCCAAAGCATTCTGATCTCCCATTTAAGCTTAAATTATATAGCAAAAAGTAGGATATGTCAAGAAATATTTTTCGACATTTCTATCAT